AGTGCCTTGGTCGCAGTTCAATACTTAGTCGATCTAAAGTTTGATTACTCAATTTCTTATGATGGGGCAACCGCTGATTGGGTAATTACTACTGACTATGCCGGTTCATGGGTGACAGTATGAAAATCAACGGCGTAATAGTTTTATTAATAATGCTTGGCACCGGCTTGGTTTCTTATTTAATCAGTTTATGGCACACCGAAATCTCCAACCAAGGTTATTGGCGTGGTCGTCAGGTTGGTTGGAATATGCACCGACGCATGATTAACATAAAACAAGAGGTAGATGAGGTGTTTGACTATGAACAGAACTGAGGACTTGTTCGACGAGGTAAGAGTTACCTTGTCTCAGAGAGGTGGCATCTATGGTTCAAGCAGAACCAATCACGAAAGAATCTCGGAACTATGGAGTGCCTACCTTGGTGATTACATTTCACCAATGCAGGTCAGCATCTGTATGTTGCTTGTCAAAGTCAGTCGTCTTACAGAGTCACCTAACCATCTCGATTCAGTTAAAGACGGAATTGGCTACCTTGCAATATACAACCAAATACTCAAAGAGTATGACACAGAATATAAGGGTGAGATAGATGGCATTTAATATAAATGATTATGAAACGGTGGAGGTGAGACTTGGAAGGTTTATTGCTGACTATCCTGATTTTATGGTGCATACGGAGTTGCTGGAACATACTGAAAAGCGTTTTATTGTTCTTGCCAAGATTTATAGAACATGTGTGGATAGCCAGCCATACGCTACTGGGCTTGCTTACGAAATCATTTCGGACAGAGGTGTTAATTCTACGTCTGCGCTTGAAAATGCGGAAACGTCCGCAATTGGAAGGGCTTTGGCTAACGCCGGATATGCAGCAAAAGGAAAGCGTCCAAGTCAAACCGAAATGGCTAAGGTTATTGCAGCAGAACAAAAGCCGCTAACCTTCAAGGAAAAACTTGAATCTCGTACCAGCGTGGTGCCAGAAAAGCCAGCAGTTGATACAAATGAACCCCAGCCGGTGGCTTGGTCAATAGGTGATGCGGTAAATGCAATAAGCAATGCAAAGCCTAAAGAACCGCAACCTTGCGAACATGGGCACATTTTGAAACAAGGAATTTCAAAAGGAAAGGGCAAGCCGTATTACGGTTATGTTTGCAAGAAAGGCGTAGACAGTCACGCTAAATGGGCGAAGCAAACCAGTAACGGAATCTGGTACTTTGATGAAGGGTATGAAAATGGGTGAAATGGAAATGATTGACGAGCATGGCGTTCGAGCCACGTTTAAGGAAACTGGGGTCGAATTAGATATCGTGCCACTTAGTGAGTGCTGCGAAATCTGTAACGACCCACGTATGCTGGACATTAACGGTGTCAAAATGTGTAAATCTTGCAACGGTGTAAATCACATTGATTACCCACATGTCAACCCAATCACGTAAACATAGGGGCTACCGGACTCAAAAGGTAGTGGCTGATTACCTCAAGCAGTTCTACCCTTACGCAGAATCTACCGGCGCAGGTCGTCAAGGGAGTGACATCCTAGGCACTCCCTATGACATTGAGGTCAAAGCGGTAACTAAATTTAGTCCTTTAGGCTGGATAAAGCAGATAAAAGAGCGTAAATCCGATAAACTTGGCTTTGTGGTTCTGCGTTGCAATGGTCAAGGCGAAAAAGCCGGCGATTATGTCGTGTTGCTGCCATTGCAAGACTTTATGAAGGTGTTAAATGGTTGAACCTATACGCTGCACAAAATGTGGGGCATGGATGATGGAAGGTTTGACCTGCTCGATATGCCAAAAGATCAATGCCCTGAGTGCTTAAGGTTTAACACCGGCACTACCCAATACAACAAAGATTACTTTCATGAATGTAAAGATTGTGGACATGAATGGAGTGAAGGTTATGGATAAAGAATCAACTGACATAGATTGGGCTTATCAAAATGCCCTTAGAGAACAATGGTTAAAAGATCACCCAGAGGCAGGTTACATAGGCTGGACTTCAATATAAATTTGATAGTGTGGCATAAATCACATCTCACATAGTGAGACGATAGGAGAAACCATGCGTAAAGGATTTGACAAGGTCAGTATGCTTCAAGCGTGCGACGCACCTAAAAGTGCGAACGCAAGCCCCGATAGGGGACGGCTTGCGAGTTCGCTGCTTGTAGCATTTGGGGTGTGTATTGTCTTAACTGCGTTTAGCCTTCAGTCGAAAGAGATTGATTCCGTTCAAGCATTACAACCAAAAAGAATGATTACTTACAAAGAGTATGCAAAACTAAAAATTGAATCAGTAAAACAATATAAATGCCTTAGTACGTTATACGGTAAAGAGAGTGCTTGGAACAGCAAAGCAGTAGGCAATCTAGATGGTAGTAAGCGTGTGTATGGTATACCTCAAGGTAAGAGTGAGTATTTACGTACTGCTACTGGGTATCAACAAGTAGATTGGGGATTGTCATACATAGCCAATAAGTTTGGCTTAGATGAGTATGGTTATATCAATGCGTGTAAAGCGTATAAGCATTGGCAACTAAAGGGATGGCATTGAGTAACAAAGCATTAGGTAGTGCAAAATGGAAGTCTTTGCGCTTACGTGTATTGGCAAGGGATGGGTACACCTGCACCTATTGTGGCACCCATCTTGAAGGTGCTAACGCTACAGTCGATCACATAACCTCACGCAAGGTAGGTGGGCAACTGTTTGATTTAGATAACCTAACAAGTGCGTGTAAACGTTGCAATTCCAAAAAAGGTAGCCGTTTTTTAAGCCCAGCGTCTACCCCTCCTGTCTCTCAGGACTCATCTCTCCCTGAGACGCAGATCACACGACCTTTGTCACCTTTTCAAAAGCCATGACAGTCGACACGAAGCCGATCAAAGCCAAGAGAAAACCGGCACAACGAGGGGCAACGAAAAAACCGTTATTAGGTAGCACAAAACCCAGAATTCAAACCCCACCACTCAAAGGTGAATCTCGAATTGCTGAGGTGGTTGATTTAGCCAAGAAAATTGGGATGCCATTGCTGCCTTGGCAGGAGTACGTACTTGAGGACATGCTTAAGGTTGATTCGCAAGGTAATTTCCAGCGCAAATCGAATTTATTGCTATGCGCTCGCCAAGTAGGTAAAACTCACCTTGCTCGCATGCGTATCTTGGCTGGGTTGTTCTTATTTGGCGAAAAGAACATTATTGCAATGTCATCTAATCGAAACATGGCATTAGACACCTTCAATAAAGTTGTTGATATAATTGAACAGAACGAGAGCCTTATGGCTCAGGTGAAACAAATCCGCGTGGCCAATGGCCAGGAATCTATAGAGCTTCTTACTGGAGCGAAATACGAGATAGTTGCGGCGACTAGAGATGGGTCCCGTGGTAAAACCGCGGATTTGTTATTTATCGATGAACTACGAGAGGTATCTGAGGAAGCATTTACAGCTGCTAAGCCAGTAACCCGCGCTCGTAAGAATTCCCAAGTCCTTATGACCTCAAATGCTGGTGATGCGTTCTCCAGCGTCCTGAATACCATGAGACAGCGCGCCATAGACCATCCACCGACTAGTTTAGGTTACTGGGAGTATTCAGCGGAAGAATTTGCCAAAATACACGACAAGGATGGCTGGTATCAGGCTAATCCAGCTTTAGGCTACTTGATAGACGAAGATACGATAGCCGAAGCTATTGCCACGTCCACAGTCGAAGCAACGCGCACAGAGGTACTTTGTTCCTGGGTTTCAGTACTTAAATCGCCCTGGCCGTATCACGCTTTTGAGGATTTGACGGTTCAAGACCTAGTTATAGCTCCAGGACCTAAAACTATCTTCGCTATGGATATATCCGTTAATAAACGCAACGCCAGCCTTGTAGCTGGACAAGTACGCGAGGACGGCAAAATAGCGGTAGGAGTTATTGCACAATTCGAAAGCCAGGTAGCAGTAGACGAGCTTAAGATGGCTGTAGAGGTGGCAGAATGGGCCAAAAAGTATCGCCCAGTAATGATTTGTTTCGACAAGTATTCGACTATGTCTGTAGCTGAAAGATTAAGCCAATCTGGACATAGAGTTCAAGATATGAGCGGACAGGTATTTTACCAAGCGTGCGGCGACCTATATGATGCCATCGTGAACGGGCGCATAGTTC